TAGTAGCCGTCAGTTGACTGCAGGTTCTGATATTTAGCCGCCAAGCCAGTGAACAGACCATGCTGAGGATGGCTGATCATGTCGCGGCCATCAAGGAAAAACAATTCCTCAAGCCACAGCGTTCTTGCGGCCATCGCTTGCACATCAGACGCCCCCGGCTTAGAGGCGATCATTGGGTCAGGTCGTTGCATCAGATCACCAGCCAGAAGGTGTGCCAGATGCCTGGGTCGGCGTGATCTGCTCAACGATGCGTGCAGCTAGTGCATCTTGAATCTCAGTGACTTTTTCATCACCACCAAGCTTTGCCTGCACAGCAGCCACAATGTCAGCCTCAGTCAGATCCTCAAAATCAGCCAAGGTGTTAGGACGATCCAACCCGATGCTGCCGTAAGCGCCTGAGTTGTAGGCGTTGCCGTCAGAGTCAACCTGATCGCTGATTGCGGTCACCGTGTAATGGGCGGTATGCGCAAAATTATCCGACAGATTCCTGTCGAGGTTTGCGATCTTCCAGACGTAGGTATTGGCCATGATGAAGTGAAGTCAGGAAAAGTTTAGGCCGATCAGCAAGCCATCAGCACACAAGGTACGCAATAGCTGCCGTCTGAATAAGTGGTAGAAACCGTGGTGCTAGTCACCTTGGCAATCGTCTTAGAGCGCACGATGCCATCATCCTGCGGTTTTGCCGTTCCATCACCAGCAGACATCAGCAGATCACCGCGTGCAACGGTTGTACCTTGTGCAATGCGGATAACAAAGTCACCCGTCATCGCGCAGTAGAAGTCGTTGGTATACGTGTCATCGTCATCGTCCCAGGCTTGGAAAACGCCAGACACGTTGACATCACCCTCAACATCGCTGACCTTCATACGGTTCAGCTGTTCGTTGTCTTCCGTTCCAGCTGCAATGGCAGGTGTCTTTACGTCGCCAACGCTGACACCTTCAGGAAGTTCATCTTCCTCGGTGTAAAGCACTGCGTCTTGTGCCTCATAGGCCCATTCGCACATCTCATCAAGGTTGCTCAGTACAGAGCCACGCAGGATCTCTGCGCGTTCTGCACCGCCTGCAAGTTGTGACCAACGCGAAAGGTGACCGCCGTTGTATGAAACAGAAGAACCACTTACTGTGATGTTTCCTTCAGTAGCTCCGTCTTGAGCAAGGCGGACAAGTTCTCCATCATTGGACTGTCTATTAACTAACAGAGGAGAATCACCTGAACAAATGTGATAAGCCTGTCCGTTAGGCCCCAAAATATGTCCTGCTGTGCCAAAAGATGCGTTAGTTTGCCCAACAAGAAAATTACCAGAACTGTTGATTCTTGCTACTTCGTTGGCACTATTATCTCCGCTTGGAGTGGTATAAAAGATCATTCTTGTTGGCTTACTGCCAGTTGAATGTTCTCCATCAGCAGCTACTTCAATTTGACCAATAGTGTGATATACACCACTGCTATCATTTCCGTAGAAAGTAACCTGACCGATATTATTGCCATCAGTAACAGAAGTATCATCTCGGAGCAATCCTATTCTTGCACCAATACTATTTTCTACTTCAAGTCTGTTGCTGCTATCTGCAGGGGAAGTATGCCCCAGCAACAGATTCCCCGATGAATTAATCCTCATCCGCTCCGTCGGGCTGCTTGCACCGTCCGCTGTAGTCTCGAACTGAAGGCGACCTGGATAGTCATCCGTCCCTGTAGCGCCATCAGCTCGGCAAGTAACAGAGGCAAATGAAGCACCTGTTGAATCCGTAAAAGTAACATGTCCGATTTCCGTATTGCTACTAAAAGGCGCTGTAGCGGCTTGACCACGAGCAATGGCGAAATAGCCAGCTCCTGTATTACCGCCTGTATAACCTTGAATAAAAATTCGCGCATACTGACCATTGCCAGCACTAGGGCTTGTAGACGTCCCCGCGAGGAGCCTGCCACTTGAATCGAGGCGTGCTCGCTCTGATGAGTTTACCGTGAACCTTAGAGAGTTGTCGCTGTGTGCATATTGAATAATTCCTATATTGTTTGCGTCGTTGTCTCCAAAATTGATCTGAGATTGTCCGCTTGTATCGTTGCTAATTAAAAGTAATTGAGCAAGATCGCCGCCAGATCTTAGATTGATTTGAGCATTCCCCGATGCTGTTCTTGCGTCAACAAGATGGCTAGGCGACGACGTTCCTATGCCAATGCGATCATTTCCTGCATCGACAAACAGCATGTGAGTGTTGCCGTTTGACTCCACGCGGAAGTCATAATCAACGCTGTTCTCGTTAAAAACCGCCTCACTGGGAGAAAGACGAAGACGTTGAACTCCACCAGTGGCAATGCCGAGGTCGTTTGGATCGATTCTGAAGAAACCAGTATCTAGATCAGAAGCAAATGCAAGGCCAGGTGCTGAGACACTGCCGTTCTCCATCAGCATCGTGCCGTCAAGCTCACGCAGCGTGATCCAACCATCGTTAGAACTGTTGCGCAGCTTCAACACATTGGCGTTGGTATCTGCCCACCACTGATATGCGTAGGTCGTCCCAGGCTCAGAACTGCCGCTGTTGTTGCTGACGATTGCCGCTAGGGCATTGTTCAAATCAGAACGGACAGCCGCACCCGTGCCGTTTGCAATCACATAGTCGTGGGTTGCCATGCCTTAGCCCGTTTTCGACAACAGTGCCTCTATGTTAAACGGCCTTGCCATAGCCCACAGCCGCATAGGTGAAGTTGCGATCCACGTTGGCATCACTGCTGTTAAGGATGTCCACGTCAAAACCAGTAGCACTCACATTGCTGACGTTCAGGCGTTCACCGTTGCCAAGGTTTTGAACCGTGACTGCAACGCTCGGCAGATAAGCGTTTGTGCCACCAAGCGATGCTGTGCCCGTGAAGAACGCTTTGTCAAAGGTCACGCTCTTGGTGCTAGTGCCTGAAGCAATGGCGGCGTTGCTGTTTTCTTGCCTGCGCTGGAACGTGGCCTCATAGCCCAGCTCATCAATCAAAATGTTTTGGGCAATGTCAGAGCTGTTTAGCTCTGCCTTGAACTGAAACGCCCTGGCGTCAAATGTCCCAGAAATGAACTCCTGCCATGCCGTGTAAGTCGGAGAGCCTGACGGATCATCAAAGGTGCTGCGCATATAAAGCTTTGCGTTGACAGCGTCAGCCTCTGTGCCGTCAAAATCGCTCCAATCGTCCACGTTTGCCGTGCGCGAATCAATCAGGTCGTTAGGGAAGAACGCCCGCGTAACAAATCGGCGCTGTAAATCCAGCGAGAACCGTGCGCCAAGATCAAGGGCATTTACGAACTGGTATTCAGCAGAAGAGAGAATGTCGCCAAGCGTGTCGAAAGAATTAATGTCATCAAAATCCGTTTGGTCATCAAGGTCTTCATCGCCATCGATAATCAGCGCGTCTAAGTCCTCGTCATAGAAGCAATCGGTTTTAGTCCCTTGGAACGGTGGACTGTCTAAATCCTCTCTACGAGTTTCAATCGCAAGCCGTCCCAAGGTGTCTGGAAGCTGCACGATCACGCTGGTGGCGTTAGTGCTCTTGTTCCCCAAGTCGTCCTCAAACTTGGCAAATATTTCGCCAGCCACTAGCGGCACAATGGCCTCAGTTGAGTTACCCGCAACAGCAGGGATCAAGTCAACAGAGTTAGGCCAAGTCGCTGTCCCGTCAGTTAAGTTGCTGTGCTTGATGTGAACAAGGCCATTCACCTTCACGTCAAGGTCAACAGTCTTATCCCAGCGCAGGCGAGCACTATTGGCGCTGATTGCTTCAATCGACAAGTTCTGAACATCGCCAGGCACTGCCGTTTTACCTACAAGTTCAAACGTTGCTGACGCTGTTGAGCTTTGCTTGCCTAGATAGTTTTTGGCACGGATCTGGGCCGTAAGGGTGCCAGACCTCAGTGCTCGCAAAGTTACAGATGGGTTTGAAGTGTTGATCTCGGTGAAGTTATCATCGTCAATTTTGTATTTTACGGTAAATTCATTAACATTCAATCTGTCATGCTGCCAACTTAAATCGAACCCAGTGTGAACTGTCTGCCCTTCCTCGTATAAAAATTCAGTACCCGACAAACCTTCTGGAGCATTTGGCGTAGTGCTCAAATTGCTAATGTCACGCGTCGTTAGCTCTATATCTTGCTCGACATTTGCATAGATTGATTCGTTGTAGGCGACAGCAGTGACGCCCACCGTGCCATCGCCACCTTCAGCAACAGACACCACACGATATTGCTGCGATTGAATATCGCTGGTTTGGATCAGATAAATCGCCTGCGCCTGTGGCGCTTGGCTAAACGCCTCACTAACAGTGATTGCAGTGCCTGAGATGCTGCTGATTGTTTTTGTCTCAACCAAACCTGTTGGCAGCAGCACTGACAACGTCGGGCTATTTGACAGGTTCACAGACAGATCCGTGTCGCTGTCAATCGTGACGACAGTTGTCGTTGCAGAGCTGACCCTGCCGCTGCGGCGTGTGCCAGCACGCAAGGGATCAGCAATGTCGATCACGATGCCTGGTGTGACAGCAATGCCGGCATCAATAGAAACAGCAAAGCTGACTGTTTCTGACAGCAGCCTTTCGCTAGTCAGCAACCACTTGCCCAGCCTGTGCGCTTGGCCTTGGCTATAGCAGCCGATTGCTTTTACGTCCTTATTAACGATGCCGTACTTTGCAACGGCGTCATGATCTTCAACGTATTCATATTCAACCTCGCCGAGCGTGTCATAACTTTGCCAAGCCACTGTGGCGCAGGTGTGTCGCGCCTTCTCAGCTGTGCCGCTGTAGGTGAACAAGCCATCAACAACGTTGCTAGGGCCGAGCAGATACTGCGAATCAGCGGGCTTGTCCTGACGCAGAACAAGTGAGCCGGCGCCGTAGTAACTGATGCCCCTGAAAATGCTGGTTAGCTGCTGAATAACGTTGTAAACCTCATTCCGTGTGTTTAGCAGCAGGTTGAGGCTGAAGCGTGGCTCTTGCCCACCTTTGCCATCATCAACAAGCTCGCTGCAGTATCTGCTGATTTCATAGAAGTCGAACAGATCCAATGATGCTTCTGGAACGCCGCACCCATAGCGGGTGTCTGTGAGCAGGTCAAAAAGACACCAGGCCGGATCTGAAGTCCACGTTGCAGCAGACAGCGTGCCGTCAAAAAGCCCTGAATAAGTAATACGCCCCAGGTGTGTTGTGGTGTCAACAGTGCCGTTGCTAGGGATCCTGACCTTTGTGCCACGGATTAGATATTTGCGGCGTGGGATGTTTTGGAACTGCTTTGAGCTAAAGCGCAGACCAACTAAAGCGGAGTTTGGATAAGCAAGCTTCTCTGTTTGGATTTCAGTGAAGCTGGTGAAAAAGGTGCTGCTGACTTTTTTTGACGTAGTTTCGTCTGCACTAACTCTGACGACTCGCACATCTACAGGGAAACTGCCCGTGAGTGGGACTAAATAATCACGCTGATAACGGCTGCTGCTCTTGCCTGAAATTGTGTCAGATACAACGTCGTTGTATCCGCCGCCGTCATACTGAATCTGAATTTTTATCTGAACCGAGTGGCCAATGATGTCACCCTTGTCAGTTACCTCTTGCAGACTTGGGAGTGAAATAGTTAGACGGATCCTGTCAATCTCACTGTTAGTGATTGTTCGGGTAACTGGCGCAGCCTTAGTTACCTCAACATTGACTGAACGCTCCGTCTGAATCCCACCTGTTGCGTCAGGGATGGGGGACTGCCCCTGCGTTCCGTTAACTGAAGCAACTGCAAAGTTGTCAAAGTTGAAGCTCCCGTCAGCGTTTTGCAGCGGAGTGTCTTCTAAAAAAATGCTTTTTGCGCCGTCATCAAAGCCCTCAATCTCACCTTCACAAAGCAGATCAAGAACGTTGGCAAACTGCTCAGAAGAAAGCGAGTCATCTTGCTCAATAGGCGTGCGGCCACCACCGCCGTCACCCTTGCCGCGACCACCAGAACCAAGAATTAGTTTTTCTTCGGGCATCAGCTTTTACGGCGGAGGAGGAAAGCAAGAGTGAGATCTTCCTCGTCTTGATTGTTCGGAGAATGATCAACGTCTAGCCCGGCGCTGATGACAGCCGAACCAACAAAAAGCCGCCCATAGGCTATTGGCACCGCAAGGCCCTGCTGGCTGGTGTTGGTTATTCCGCTGAAGCTGAAGTTTTGAATCCGGTTGGCCTCTTTTAGCTCAGACCCAGGGGGAGGCGTGGGCGAGATAATTTGCGAGACGCCCGTCAGAACCAAGCCAGCACCAACAGCAGACAACGCCGTGCCAACGGTCGTCAGTGTTCCGATTGTCCCTGCCGACAAAGGACCAAAAACGCCAAAAGCAGAGCTTCCAAACAAGCCAGCGCCAGGGAACAAAAACGACGCACCAATCAGCAAGCCACCTAGCAAGAACCTGCCAAAACCACCAGCACCCGCGATTACAGGTGTGATGCTGAAAACCTCACGCTCTGACCACGGCAAGCCCAGCACACTCATATCTTCAGGACTTGCTTCCTCTTTGCCAACCCTTACCCGATAGCCAACGCCATCCTGCTCGCTATCAATCAGCCACTTGTCTAGGCCAGGAAAATTGACGCACAGGGCCTTGATCGCCTGGGCAGGTGTTGCCACGTTCAGCTCAAACCGGCACTGCCCTAATCGCTCCCGCAGAGCGCCGTAGACCTTAACGACTTTCATGACGTATCGCCCGGTCTGTGGCCTTCAAATAATAGCCACCCAGTAAATCCCTAGAACTCAAGCGGCCCTGCACATGATGCAAAATCTGCTGCTCGCCAAGGTAGATCGCAGCATGGTTGGGAACAGGTGACTGCAGGTTCATCAGCAGCAGATCACCGCGCTGCAGCTGCTCAATCGGCACCCGTGAAAACCCTTCCTTAGCGAAGTTCTCCACATACATATTTTCCCCGTTGTGCCACCACTGATCACGGCGGTGATAGTCCCTCAACGTGATGCCATATTCACGCTGAAAGAAGTCGCGCACCAACGTGTAGCAGTCCACAATCCCGTGAACAAACTCACGCCCTACATACTGCAGCTCAAACCCGTCTGGCTCGCAGTAGCCCCAGCCCTCAGTTTTCGGGTTGACAATGAACCAAGGCAGGCCGGACTTTTCACAGGCAACACGGTCAGCCTCTGACGGCCTGGGATTGGTCACAGGATGGCTGTGGCAAATCGCCACCACCTCGCCTTTGTCCTCCACCTCATGCCAGCCGTCCAAGACAAAATGCTCGTCGGGTGTCTGGGCAATGTTGCGACAGGGGAAGTAACGACGCCTGCCCTTCACAACAGCAACTAAGCCGCAGGCTTCCTTAGGAAACTCATCCTTAGCGTGCTGCAGGATTTCCGCCTGCATCGTGGCGGTCAGCTTCATCGCGTCAGGCCAGCTCCAGGGAAAGATCCGAACGGCAGCGTTCCGTTTTCACCAAACCGCAGCTTGCAAGATGCAAGACGCTTGCCGCACACATCCTCAGCCAACGTGCTGACGCTGTTGCCATTCACGTCAAAATAGTTGCTGCCGGTATAGCTGCACTCGCTGCTCCTGTAGATCCATTGGCAGGTGTTAGCCACAATCTGCCGCTTAGGCAGTTTTTGCCCGACAAGGTCAAACTCACTGGCAAGCTCAAAAGTGACAACGTCGCGGGTCTCTGTTGCCTTGCGGTTAATCCGCCAGATCTCTGTGGGAAACCTGGCGTTCGGGTCTGCCGTCGATTCACCGTCTAGGTAACGCTTTAGGGTGCGAATCCGCTTAACCGTCGCGCCTGTCAAATCGTTGCCCGTTGTTGTGGCATTGACCAGCGCCAGCAGCGTGGTCATGGTCCCGTCCAGGTTGGCGATGCTTAGCGTCGGCTGCGGGAGCGTGCCGCCGGAGCGCATTTCAAAACCATCAGCTTGAACAGGGAAGCGCGTATAGGCATTGCCATCAAACACGATGTTGCCTGTCACGTTGGCATTGCTGCCAGCGTGAAACCGATAAACGTCAGAGCTGCCGTGCAGGGTGCTGTCTAAGTGCAGCTCAAACAGCTCAATAATCGCGCTAGGCGCAAGAACAGAAACGTCCTCATAGACGCTGCTGATTGCAGTCCAAACAACACTGTTGTCAGTGATTGTGCTGCCAATGTCTGTCGGCCAGCTCGGCTCACTGCTGGCAGAGGTGCCAGCCGTTGTGCAGCGAAACCACAGGCCACTTGCTTGGCTTGTGGTGGCCCTGCGTATATCACCAACAGAGAAGGCGGTGCTGGCTGCCCAGGCTGCAACTGCTGCCATTACGGTTCAAAAACTTGGCGGAAGGTGGCGTTGATTGTTGCCAAGTTTGCGTATGGGATCGTTTTTGTCCAGCTGGGGCAGACCCACTTGTAAGAAGTAGAGGAGCCAGGCGGCTGCCAATCAAAGGACGCACCATCATCAGCGCGAGCATCCAGAAACGTTTCAATCGTGTCTGAATCAGTCTCTGAGATGTTCTGAAAGGTCAGCGTCCATTCTTTTGGATTCTGGCCCAGGCCGTAGTTGAGGCGCTGCTCATAGCCATCACCGAACTGCACACGCCGCAGCCTTGGTGCGCTGTTCTTCTGCGCGTTGTAGTCAGGATCAATAGAAGGAAAGGTTGCCATGATCAGACTGTTGCGAGCAAACCGCCAGGACGCTTCTGCTTCAGGATTTCAGTTTGAACAGCAACGCCAATAGCTTTGCCCAGCTGTGACGCCTGTGCGCTGTCACCCTGCACTGAAGAACTTGAAGCATCAACACTGACATTCACGGTAGTCATTCCACCGCCTGCAGCTTCAACACCAAGGCGACCGCCACGCCCGCGACGCAGCGGCATGATCGCCTCAGGGCCTGCTTCTCCCATCAGGCCCATACCGCGAGCCATAGGGAACAGCGTTGGCTTGTTTACAACACCGCCGTAGGCAAAAGGAACAACGTTGTTCTGTGCAAAAACGCCGCCCTTGGCAAACGGCAGGAAGCTAAACAGCTTGCCCATACCGAACTGCAGGAACATGCTGCCAAGCTGTCTCAGGATGCCAGACAAAGATTGGCCAAGGCGCTTAGTGCCATCGATCAAGCCCATAATTGCGTTGCCCAAGCCATCCTTAACAGTTGTCTTCATGTCCTCAAACAACTGCTGAGATTCGGTCAGCTTTGTGTTGACTTGGTCTTGCGCCTCGCCCATTGCTCTGACGACATCTAAACGCTCAAGCGTGTAATTTGTGAGCAAATTGCTTTGCTCAAGCTCAAGGTTGTTGCCTGTAATCCCTTTCTCTTTTAACTGTTGAATTGCAAGGTCATAACCTAAATCAATCTCTTTCAACCTGTTGCCGGCAAGCCTTGCGGCATTGATCTCTTTTGTTAGACGCAAAACGTCAGCAGAAGCCTGCTTCGGCGGCTTGCCTGCAGTGCCGGCTGTTCCTGTTGTGCTGCCAGGCGTGACTTGGACAGGCGTAAATCCTCCAGTGCTGCGCTGGAAGTAACTAGCCCCAGCCTCTGAGGAGCCGAACAAAACTTTTTGCTGCGCTTGCATGTCCTTAAAGAACTGCGAGCGCGTGTCTTCTAAACCAACTTGAGCAACATTTAGAGCCTCGCCAAACTTGCCCTGCCTGACAAGGTTTGCAATGGCCACCAAATCTGTGAGGACTCTTGTGAAGAACCTCATTGACTGAACAAGACCTAAAACAACCGCGCCAACACCACGCACGCCGACCTCAATGGTTTTGAACAACGGGCCAAAATCAGTGCCGCTGTCAAACAGATCGCTGAACACCTCAAGGATGGCGTTCAATGCAGGCAGCAGTGCGTCAGCAAGCTGCATCCTGAAGCCTTCAAACTGAATCTGCAGGATTGAGATCTGGTCGTTGAAATACTCTGCGTTTTGAGCAAAGTTCTCGCTGGTTTCGTAGTTAAAACGCTCAAGAGCCTCAGTGCCACCGTTCAGCAACGTGATCAGCTTTGACCCTGAACGGCCAAAGATGTCCATTGCAATGGCGGCCTTTTCAGGCCCGTTCGGCAAATCAGCAAACTTGTCCGCGATCTCGCCGAGCAACTCATCAGAAGGCTTAAGACTGCCGTCTGCTTTTTTGACGCTCAGCCCCAGCTTTGAATAAGCCTCTGAGTACGTTTTAACGCCATCAGCGGCCTCGCCCTGCGTGCGTGCCAGCGTCCGCAGACCTGTCTCAAGGTCGCTCTGACTAACATCAGCCAGTTTGCCTGCGTTGGCGTAAGCCTGCAGCTTGTCAGCCGCGATGCCTGTCCTGGTGCTGAGCTTGCCAAACGCATCAGCTGAATCAATCGCACCTTTTACAAAAGCGCTAAAACCTGCAACAGCAGCAGCAGCAAACAACGCCTTGAACGCGCTGCCAACACCACGCACCGCCATGCCAAGGTTCTTGGCCTTGCCCTCAACTCCCTGCATGGAGTTGCCAAGGCGCTTGATATTGTTTTCGCCCTTAGTTTTGGCGTCGATTAACAGACCAAACTTGGCAGTCATTTACTTGCTCTCCTTGTTCAGGATCTTGACCGCCGCAGCCTCCATGACCTGCAAATTCTCAAGCACGGTCGGCTGGTCCTCGACTTCATACAGTCTAAACAGCCATTCCACTGCTGAATAGTCCAGCCCACAAACGCCTGCAGACGTTGTGCGCCATTGCGTCTGGCAACGCAAGAACATCTCAACAGCAGGCCAGTTGTCAGGCCACACCTCAAAATGCTCAGGCGCATCAGGCTCAGGCAACGCCAAGCCAAACGCCTTGGCATCAGCCATCAGCTCTGACTTGTCATCAGGGCCGCTGAATAGATACTCAACGGCCTCCTCTAGTTTTTTCTCTTGGCTCCCTGCTTGCTTTCCAAATAAGCGCCAGCAATCGCGCTAGCCATCATCGGCACGTCGAGCAGCTCGTCACGCTTGGTGATGCTGTAAGGCAGTTCCTTGCCGTCCTCATCCTCAACACCTGCCCAGCCTGACATCACCTCGCGGGCAATCTCAACATCAGAAAGGTTGCCTTCACCGCTCAGCTCCGCAATCTCCAGCAGACGGCTTTGCGTCAAGTCTTTGAACTCAACATCAAAAGTGACCCGCTCATGTTTGCCCCCATCAACAGGGACATCCACAGAAACGGGCCACTTGTAGGTGTTGGACTTTTTAAGGACGAATCCCATAAAAGGAAAAATTCATCCCAAAACTAGCGCACTATGTAAGTGCCAGGCTGTACTCATCGTTGCCCGATGTTGTCGGGGTTGCTGTGTAGTCAAAATTCAGCATCTGAACGCCGTCAGAATCTGAGTAGCTAACAGCAGACAAATCAGTCTGAGGTGCGCTGAAGGTGAAGATGTTGCCAGCGGTTTGACCATGCTGGAACGTGTTGTTCCCAGTGGCAGTGCCAGTGATGTTGGTGAAATAGTTATGGGTGGCCATTAGCTCAGCCTCAAGCACAATGCTGCCGCCAGGGCGACGATCAGTAATCAGCACTTCCTTAGTGCCGCCAACCAACTCGCGATAGACACTTTGATTGTTTTGATCAAAGCTGAACGACTGCACAGCGCCGGCATAGCTGAACAGCTGCTGGCTGGTGGTGTTGCCGTTCTTAAAGAGCACCGGCTTGGCTTGGTTCTGATAAGTCGGCGTCACATTCGCGCTATCAGTTGGCGCGTTGTAGATGCCAATCATCGTGAAGCTGATGGTTGGAATCTGCCCAATCTCCGCAGAAAGCGAGAAAGAACCGCGAGCGCCAGTCACGATCTGGCGAACGCCATCTTGGAAAAAGTAAATAGTGACAGAGTCAAAGCTGCTGCTCACAGGGGCATAAGTCACAGACGTGTCCGTGACGACTGTCTCGCTGTTGCCGCAAGCCTTAAGCAACGGACCAAAGGCAGGGGCGGTGCCAGCAGTGCCAGAACCAACCATCTCAACCTCAAAGGTCACCTCTACCCGTTGGTTGGCATGGAGCGTTTCATAGTTGCCCATGTAACCGCGAATCAGCTCACGCTCAACAACGTCAGACTGAAAAGGGCTGATCTCAAGACTGCGAACAAGGATTGCGTTTGCAGCGCCTGTTGGTGACGGATCGGTGCCGTAGGTTGACTCCTCCTCTGCCAACAGGAGGCGTTGACTTGTTCTAAGTGCCATTGGTCAAAACCTCAGTTGGAGACAGGAAGTTGACTATCAGAACCCATAATAGTCACGGGCCTTGAGTCAGGT